CTTGAAAATGGCAAGTTAAACGGTTATGACTGGTATGTTCACCCAACCGCATTACTGAAAAACCGTAATACGGATAACCCGACTGACGGAAAACCCGCAGCTACAAAAGAAAGATCTTTAAAAAAGAAAGATTCTACAAATTTAGATCAATCAAAGATTGCTCGCGAACAACTTGAAGAAGATAGCTTTGAATTTTGGTGGAAGCAGTACCCAAAGAAACAGGCAAAGCAAGCAGCGCTTAAAGCGTGGAAAAAAACCATTAAGAAAATGGACGAGCAAACTGTTAGAGATTTGACTAACCACATTGTCGCAGATGTTAAACACCGATTAGAAGATTTAGAGAAAGGCAACGATACGTTTTTGGGCTTTGATAGACTTCACGCAACTACGTACTTAAACCAGGAGCGATACAACGATGATTATTGATAACCTATGGTCTGTGCTTTCTACAGCTTGCTTAAACGGCGTAAACCCAAAAACAAGAGAGTCACTAGAGATAATCAAAGATGACATGATTGGCGACAAATTTACTCTTGAGGTTTACCGAGCTATTAAGCGATTAGATCAATTCGGTTCAGTTGTTAGCATGCAATCAATTGAAGGTGTGAGCGATGGAAAGATTGATCTGGCTGATTTATCTAGGGCTGTCATGTCAAACACTCCAACTTCTGATCCTGTTTATTCAGCTATGCAAGTTCGGTCAATGCACAATGACAAGTTGGCAGCTAACGAGCTTAAAAATATCCTAGGTCAAATACAGTCTGGCAGACCGTTTGATAGAAACGAGATTAGCATGACTCTTTCAAGCCTTAGCCAGTCTTTAGCGCCTACCGTTAAAAGTGAACCTAAATCATTTACTGATTATGTGACCGGTTACATTAACGTCATTGAGCAAAGGCAAGAAAACCCAGAAGATACTTATTTAGATATTGGTTTAGATGTGATGGTTGATAAAACAGCTTTGGTTGTTTTGGGTGGTCAGCCTGGTATGGGTAAAACTGCACTAGCCTTGTTTGTAAATCGATTTGCAGCCGAGCAAGGGCATAAAACTTTGATGTTCTCTCTTGAGATGGAAGGTTCGCAATTATTCGAGCGTGAAGTATCAGCATTTTCAAAGATACCGACTCAGCAATTAAAAAATGTAGGTAGGCAAGGTTTAAGCAATGACCAATGGGGGTTTTTATCAAACTCACTTGATAACCTAGATAAGCTAAACGTTTTCATTGATGATGATCCACAATTAAGCGTTCCTATCTTGCAGCAGAAGTGCAGAGACTTTAAAGACAAGCATCCAGACTTGAGATTGATCACAATTGATTACTTAACATTGATGCAAATGCCTGACGCTCAATCTAGGGCGCTTTCAGTGGGTGAGGCTACCCGAGTTATTAAGTTGCTAGCTAAAGAGCTTAAAACGCCCATTCTGTTGCTCTCACAGTTAAACCGAGAAGCAGACAAGGCGCTAAGAGAGCCAAGACCATCAGATTTGCGTGATTCTGGTGCGATTGAGCAAGACGCGGATATTATTTTATTTCCATACCGTGAGGAAGTTCACAACCCTGATTCTGTTAACAAGGGGCTTGCAAAGATTATTAAGGCAAAAGTTCGTGACGGTGAGGTGGGAAATTCAATACTTAAATTTGAGGCTGGTGCTTTTTATGAAGCTAACGCGCAATGGAAAGAGCAGCCAGTTGAAGAAAAGAAAGAGCGTAAAAAGTTTTAGACCATTAACGGTTAGGAGTGAAAGATGAAAAGAGTATTAATAGCTTGTGAAGAAAGCCAAGCAGTATGCATTGAGTTTAGAAAGTTGGGATTTGAGGCTTATTCTTGCGATATACAAGATTGCTCTGGTGGACACCCAGAATGGCATATCAAGGACGATGCTGTAAAAGTTGCTTATCAGGGCGATTGGGATTTAATGGTTGCGCATCCACCATGCACAAGACTTACAAATGCCGGAGTTAGATGGTTGAAAGAGCCACCAGCAGGGCGTACGTTAGTTGAAATGTGGCGTGAATTTTTCGAAGGTGTGGAGTTGTATCAGGCGTTGCGTGATGCACCAATACCAAAGATGGCAATTGAAAACCCCATCATGCATTGTCATGCGAGAGAGGCTATAGGGATTGTTAAAAGGCACGTAGTTCAGCCTTGGTGGTTTGGTGATAAGCTATTTAAAGCTACCGGATTTGAGTTAATTGGTTTAGATCCACTTGTTGAGGGCGAGGATTCATTGAGAGGTATTGTTCCAAAGCCTGGCACAGATGAGCACAAGGAGTGGTCGGTTATACATAGAATGTCACCAGGGCCAGAAAGGGCAAAATTAAGAAGCAAAACTTGGCCGTGTATCGCAAAAGCAATTGCAGAGCAATGGGGCGCACAACTATGAATAAGCAAAAGCGCAAGAAGTGTAAGCAGTGTAACAAGCTATTTCAGCCACTTAGACAAATGCAACCTTGCTGCTCTCCAGGATGCGCAGTTGAATATGTAAAAGATAAAGACAACCGCAAGAAGGTAGTTGAGAAAGCCCAGAAAGACGACAGGAAGGAAACTAAAGCTAAGTTAAGGCAATCTAACAGGGAAAGTTTAAAGTGGCAGCACAACGCCACACAGAAAGCATTTAACAGAATGCGGGTGCTACAGGAAAAGCTATGGTTTAAAGAAAGAGGTTTAGAACCTGAGTGTATATCTTGCGGTAAAACAAATATGGATTGGTGTTGCGGTCATTTGAAAACCAGGGGCTCACAAAAAGAATTGGCTTATGATGAAAAAAACACGCATTTACAATGCAATCGTTATTGCAATATGGGGTTGTCAGGAAATATTAATGGCAACAAAACCACTAGAGGTTACTTGCAGGGATTACGAGAAAGGTTTGGTGATGATAAAGCCGATGAGATTATTGCGCACGTAGAGCAAGTTAGAGTCAAGAAATGGACTTGGCAAGAACTTGAAGAAATGCGCAAAGGTTTTAATGCTAAAATTCGCAAGCTTGAGAAATTATTGAATGGCTAAATACAATCTAACAAAGCAAGCTGGCGGCGTATTCGTACCCGCTAGCGATATAGAAGCCGAGCGATTAACCAGGCTTAAAATAGGTTGCACTTTTGAGGTTGAGATTAAGCAATCAAGAAACCAGGCTTTTCACGGTAAGGTGTTCGCGTTTTTTAACTTCTGCTATGAGTATTACTTTGATGAGCCTGCTAACAACTCAGAACAGTTTGAGTGGTTTAGAAAGCGATTGACAATTGCGGCTGGTTTTTATGTTGAGTTCAACACTAAGAAAGGGCTGGTAAAAGAAGCCAAGAGTTTATCTTATGCAAACATGGAGCAAGAAGAATTTGAAAACTGCTACAAGGCGCTAATACAGGTTGCTATGCAAACAGTATTTAAAGGTTGCGACGAGTCAATGTATGCAAGGCTTTACAGTTTCTTTTAGTTATAAGCATATAACCAAAAGATATTTAACTCTAATCAGTTTAAGGGTTAGAGTTTATAAAAAATAGGAGGGTGAAAGATGATTGATAATTCAAATATGAGCATAAACGCAAAGCTGAGGTTTCATGGTTATTCTGCTTTAATATCTATAGCATCAAGAGTTTTAGGTTGGGATTATTGTGACTTTCAAAACGCGTATGACATTTTTATAGATGAGAGCCTGAGAGGGCAAGAGCAAAAATTGACTGACTTATTTGTTTGCGAAGAGCCTTTTGAGAATGAATTAAGAGTTGAACTTGTTGCTGCATTTGAAGAAATAGCGCAAAGAGATAGTGAGCTGGCAAGAGGGAGGTTGGGGTAAGATGAAAAAGAATTTATTAGTTTGCAGAAGCGGCGGCAGAACTAGCGAGTATATGTATAAGCGACTGCTAAAAGAGTATTCAGATAAATATAACATCGTTGGTATATTTGCAAATACTGGCTGGGAGCATCACAAAACTCTTGAGTTCGTACACAATAACGACTTAGACAATGAAAAGCTTTACGGTGTAAAACCTGTTTGGGTTGAGGCTGTTGTTCACCAAGGTAGGATTGCTAGCACGCACAAGGTTGTTACTTATGAAACTGCATCAAGAAATAGAGAGCCATTTGTAGAGGTTGTTAAAAAGTACGGTATACCAAACAAAGCATACCCGCACTGTACGCGTGAGCTAAAAGAAAACCCAATCCATCACTATGTTGAAACGGTTCTTAAATGGTCTAACAAGGCTAATGATTTAGAGCTATATAGTACAGCTCTAGGTATACGAATAGACGAGCCGAGAAGGTTGAAAGATTCAAAAACCCAGCAAAACAAAGTTTACCCGTTAGCCCACTGGTTTGATGATACGCCTGATAAATTAGATATTCTTGATTGGTGGGAAGATTACCATTTTGATTTGGGTATACCTGAGCATCTTGGTAATTGCGTTGGCTGCTTTAGAAAGTCAGACAGAAAAATTATGAAAGCTTACAGGGATGCGCCAGAGCAGTTCGTTAACACCATGGAGAAAGATTTCGGACATATTGGCCCAAATAAGATTGGCGGCGTAAGAGTTGATGAGCCAAGAACAATGTATCGTCAATACAAAACATGCCAAGATATTATCCAGATGTTTAACGATGTAGATCATGGTTGGCTAAATAAAGATGATCCAGATTACATGAATGAAGGTTGCGCAAGTAGCTGCGAACCTTTTGCGGGTTAGTAAAATGATACCGATTATGATTTTAGATGCATCATTTAAGGTTTTTAAAAAATCTTACAATGATATAGAAACATGTAAAAAGTTTGACTTAAAAAGAATTAATTATGCCGCCGAGGAAGTTGATCAGTTTCTTGTTGATAACGGGGTTTATTTATCAGGCTGCTTTAACAGAAGACTTTGGAGATTGGTTTATTTATTTTGGTATCAAGTAGAGATAATGGAGTGTGTAAGATGAATAAACAGCAAGCAGATTATTGCGATAAATTATCAAGCGGAAATATTGAGGTTGCTGTGCCATGTGAAAATGCTCTCAGCTTGTTTGAGCTTGAGTTTTATTCTGGAATGATGCGGTTGCTTGGATTAAAAGATATTGAGCGAAAAGATAACAACTTAGCCTATGTTGAAACTACGATAATTGTTAGCGATACCTTGGAGGGTTTAGGTAAATGAAAATAGATATATTTAACACGGATAAAAAGTACAAAGTTATTGTTGCTGATCCTCCGTGGCAATGTCGTGATGTAAAAACAGGTGGCTCATATGTTTCTGGTGCCGCAAACAAGTACAGGGTTACATCTACTTACGATCTTTGCTCAATGCCGGTGAGGTATTTGCTAGAAAAAGATTCAATATTAATCATGTGGTATTTAAGCTCTATGCCTGATGACGCTTTGGAAATTGTTAAAGCTTGGGGTTTTAGCAAGCTTTTAAATATGAATGGTCTTGTGTGGGGTAAGCTAACAAAGAAAGGTAAGCATCATTTTGGTATGGGTCACGGCACTAGGGCAATGACTGAAAGTTGCGTTATTGCATATAATGGAAACCTATCAAATATCATTAAAGGTAAGTCAGTTAGAAACTACTTTGAGGCGCCTATGCCAGTAGATGAAGATGGCAAATACATTCACAGCGCAAAGCCTGATGAGTTTTTTGAACTTGTAGATAAGCTGGTTGGTACTGATTGTAATCGATTGGAAATGTTTGCCAGAAAGGCGAGAGATAATTTTGATAGGTTTGGCGATGAAGCTTAAATGCAGAACCAGAAACGAGCACGTAAACGGCAAGCAAACAGCGCAGTCTTTAGGTTGGCGCAGGGGTTATAAAATCTTAGCGCCTGCATGGTTGGTAAATAGCTACAAAATAGATAACCAACAGGAATAAGCATAGAACAAAACGGTATTAAACAAACTCACCGATTTTGCTATAATTACTTTATCGGGTTTAACGACAGAAGGCCCGATAATCTTTGTTTGACTCTTAGGAAAGACTAAGCCTTTACAGATAGGGGGTGATGCAATCTTGACGGCGGGAAAGACCAGCGGATAGTAAGCTAACTACGGTCGTGAGATAGGAGTTAGTAACTCAATTACAATTCTATTAACTAACAACGGGACTGTAATCCGAGTTTTGAATATTTACGTTTTGGCGAACGTAGCAGACAAGTACCAGTGTTGAGAAACAGCGGGAAAAGTCTTTTTAGAGTTTATTTGTGTGGTTAGAGCTAAGAGTAATCAAGGCTGGCAATAAAACGTTGAATTATGTCTATAACCTATTTAACGAAGCGCCTAGTGTTATAGTGACCACAACAAATACGCTTTACCTTGCGTATTACTTGAACGGTAGAAAATTGAGAGCAAAGCCAGTGTAAAAGCTGGCTTTTTATTAGGAGTGTAAGAATGGTTATGTTTGACTTAAAAAAATGCAGTGATGTGAATATTTCAGACCACAAAGTTAACGGTGTTACTTTTAGTTTTGATGGTGAAAGCGGAAAGGCGATAAAGCCAAATGGTGAGGTTGTAAAGCTAAATAGCCTTGATGAGTTTAATGATGCGTGCGATAAAGCTGCAAAAGGTAAATTGTAAAGGCTGGCTTTTTATTAGGAGAGTGAATATGAGTATAGAAAATAAATTAGTAACAGAGTCTTATTATTGGATTTGCTTAGATACAAGCAACAGGTTGGTGCCTGAAAAGTTGAATGAGTTTTTTGCTGGGTTTGATTTAGATTCTTTGGGTGATGATTGGCATGATTTTCACACAACTCTCAGAGATCATGATGGTGATTATCAGGGCGTTGAAATATTCTACAATGAAGAGTTTGCATCCCTGTATGAGTTTATCGCTAATAAGTTGAATGTCTCAGTTGATGATATCGGCAAGAACAATATTAAGATAACTAATATTTAAGGGGTTAAGGTATGAGTCAGGGTAAGTTTTTAATATTGTGCACTGTTGGCGGTTTGGCTTTTGTTGCTTTATCTCTTTCTGCTTTAATCCACATGTCAGAGCAAAGAACTTCTAGGTATGTTATAACTGATAAAGGTGTCGTTAAGGGTGGTCGTTGCAAGTTAGGTATGTATCTAAGCTATGAGGGCTCTAACGTTTTAGATGAAAAGTCAAAGCCAATAACGTGCACTAAAGAGTTGCGACTTACTCGCAAAGAGTTTGAAGAGCTTAAAGGGGAGTTAAGGTATGAGTGATATAAAAATTTATGAGTGCGGCCTAAGAATTGGCAATGAGTATAAGCAATTTTGCGAATCAAGGTGCGAGATTGATGTAGATGAATACATTGAAATTATGAAGGCTACTACAGATAGAGGTGAGATAGTTAAGTATGAAAAGGATTACAGATTAGTATCAACGACACCAAGGTTAATAAGCCGCAATTGACCAAGCACACAAAAACAACTACTATGTAGAAGATCAACAGGCCCAACCTTTTGTTCATTTCACTTCTACTATACCCCAACCCTCCTAGTGAGGGTTTTTTTATATCTGTTTTGTTATACTAAAGCTATATTTTACTAAGTGAGGAAGTGAATATGGCAGGCGGAAGACCTACAAAATACGATGAGAAA